GCGAAAAAGCCCGTAATATCAAGGAAAAACGCACCATAGAGATGTTTAGTACGGCTTAAAGGCAGCTCGTCGTGCTCCACAGTTCTCAAAGAGATAGTTCAGAACTGTCAGAGAATGCACAAGACCCAAGGAAAATCAACATTCCTTGGGTCTTTTCTTTTTGTCAAAATCTATGAATTTGTGTCTAATAGTAACACAATAGTTACACACTAGAAACACAAAATAAGACCTGACATACAGTCAGGTCTTATGCTTTATATCTTGTTTATAGCTTCAAGTTTGAATGGTAATTCAATATGTGTGTAAACTGTTTCTGTGACACCTTGTCCTTTATGACCAACAATCTTTTTGATGATTCTTTCATCAACACCTGCTTCAGTAAGCAGTGACACACAGGTGTGTCTTGTGTCATGTGGTCTGTGTTGCAACTTCAATTCTTCCATCAATGGTGTCCAATATGAATCATAATAGTTTCTATACAAGAAATGCTTATCATCAGGTGTGCAAATCAGATATTCACAGTTCCTATTCATCCAATATTCAAAGAATGGAACAACCTTTTCTGCAATTGGAACTTCCCTGATTCCTGATTCTGTTTTTGATTCTCTTACATAGAACCATCTTTCATCAAGATGAACATCTTCTTTCTTCAGGTCAAGCAATTCACCAATTCTGACACCTGTATATATCAACATCAGGATGACAGAATAATATGTATTAGAATCTTTGACTTTCCAAACCATGTTGATTTGCTTCTTGTTGAATGGTTTTCTGTTGTATGCATTTGGGTTTCCTGCCTTGGTGATATCAACATATCTGACCATATCCCTTTTATCAGCAGTTACAATTTCATGCATCACTGCATAGTCATACATCAGACCAAACATGATTTTCATCTTCTTCAGTGTTGGTGTGTTCTTTCCTGATTCATCAACAGCCTGTTGCAGGTGGTCAAGTTTGATTTCCACAAACTTCATGTTGTGTAATTTCTCACATGTCCTGAATGATGCTTTATATCCTTTCACATTTGATTCAGATACCTTTGGAAAATGTACTTCAGACCACTTTTCAAATACTTCAGCAAAGGTGATTGTATTGTGGTGCAAATCATAAGGGTCTTTGTTGTATTCTGCAAGGGCGGTCAATGCTTCCTTTCTACTTTCATAATATCCAACAAAAGCATAGATTGGATAAGACTTCTGTTTTTCTTCATCAAATGTCCATCCTGTTGTCTTCCTTGCAACCCAAGGTTTCCTTCTATTACCTGATAACTTATAAACACTTCCAAAACCATTTGGTAAACGCATAAATAAACACTTCCTTTCTTAAAATTGGGTGACTTTAACAAAGGGTTGTGTTATACTTATTTTGGTTAAATTTGTGTGTATAGCACAATCCTTTGATAAGACCTGACTACTACCAATAGTTGGGTCTTATTTTTTTGTTCTTGGTTGTTCGTTGTTCTTGCTGTTCTTTGTGTTTTACTACTATTATATATTTATTTTTTTTCTATCTTCTTAGTGTTTCATACTATTTTATAAAAGTATTTTAGATAAAACACCAAGAACACAAAGAACACCAAGGACAATTATTACTGTGTATAGTGAATTATGAAACTTCTTCCTGATTTTGTTCTTTCAATTTTTCCTTCTTTTCTCAAAGAATATACTATTTCTTTAACAGCATCTTGGTCTTCTATATTAAATAATTTCCAAAATTCTGATTGAAGAATATTGTCATGTTCAATGAGTGCCTGAACAACAATAGGTTTCATTTCTTGGATTTTTCTTTGAAGTTCCAAAATATGATTTTGCTTATTTTCATAATCTTTTTGAATATTGTCAAAGTTTGATTCTAATTCATTTAGTTCATCACATCTTTTTGAAATATAATCATTAGTTGTCAAAATGTTATGAAACCAAAAATCAAAGCATTCACCTTTTTCCTCACATAGTTTTTCACAATCCTTCAAATATGTAACAAATGATTTCAAGGCAGGTCCTAATACTTTTGGGGATTTTCCAAGAGCATCACACCATGAATTCAAGAAATAGGAATATTCATTTTCAATTTTATCCAAGAAATCTTTATTTGCATATATCCATCCCAAAGGAAGTTCACCATTTTCATCTAAATGATTTAATGATGTATCATAATTTTGTTCTTTCTTCTTTTTCTTAAAAAGATTCAGCATATTATCACATCCCTTCTTAGAATTTTTGTCTGTTTTCAATAACCCTTCCAATAATTTGAACAGGCTTTTCAATGATGTCTTTATTAGAAAAGTACATTGGTGCATATGTAGGATTGAAAGACTGAAGAACAATTCCATCATCCTGTTTCAATAGCTTCTTTACACAAGCACTGTCACCATTTACTTGTGCAATCACAATATCACCTGATTCTGCATCAGACTGTTGTTTGACAATCAGAACATCACCTGCTTCTATTCTTGGTGACATGGAATCACCTTTAACCTGAAGACCAAAGAAATCACCTGTCTGTGCAAGTCTGAATGGTATTTCTTCCCAATCCAATACTTCTTCAATAGCTTCAATTGGAATCCCTGCAACTACCTGACCAAGAACAGGAATCCTGCATCCTTTTTCAATCTTTATTGATTCATCTGATAATGCTTCTGAATTATACTGTGCATCCCACATTGCTTCTTGTTCAGATTTATATTCTGATTCACCTGTTAGATAACTGATTGAAACACCAAAGTAATTTGCAAGTTTGGTCATGGTTGTATTATTTGGTGTGAATGTCTTCCACTTAGATGAAGACCCTGCACCAAGACCTGCTTCCCTTTCTAACTGTCTTTTGGATATCTTTCTTTCCTTACATAATTCATTGATTCTGTCTATAAATTCCATAGCAATTCCCCTTTCTTAAAAAGTGCAGAATAAATTCAGCGAAAAGTGTTGACAAACTGCTGAAGAACTGCTAATATACATAGTGTCAGGTGCAGAACTAATTCAGCAGACTGATATAAACAAAAGTCGCTTGATGTTTTAAATATATGTTGGTGGTACTTCATATGATAGAACATCTTCAGCAATTTGTCAATATTTTATGCTGAATTTTTACGCACTTGCTGAATAAATTATGCAAGAAAGGCAGGTGAAAATGATGTCAGAATTTGAAAAGCAGGTCAGACATGCATTGATTGATAGGGATATGACAATGACAGACCTTGCAAATGAACTTGGAATCACAATTTCTTATGTATCTGATTTACTGAAAGGTAAAAGAACCAATCAGGAACAGCTTCAAAGAATTAAAGAGTTCCTTGAAATCACTGACACAGATGATTATGAAGAATAGAATATCAGTTTCAGAAGTTGCAGAACTGATGAATGTGTCAGAACAGTTCATCAGGATAGGTCTTCAAAAGGGAATCTTCCCTTTTGGGTATGCAGTCAAGATGTCAACACAATGGACTTATTACATCAGTCCACAAAAATTCACAGAACACACAGGAATCACTGTGTCATAGAAAGGAGAACATTATGGAAGGTTATAAAGTTTTTGAACCTGATTGGACATGCAGGGGATTTCAATATGAAGTAGGAAAGACATTTGAAGAAGATGTCACACCTTCTTGTTGTAACAGAGGATTTCATTTTTGCAAAGAATTAAAGGACTGCTTCAATTATTATCCATTCAATCCTGACAACAAAGTTGCAAAGGTTATTGCATTGGGTGAAATTGATGAAGAATCAGATGACAGCAAATGTTGCACAAACAAGATTCAGATTGTTGAAGAAATCAGTTGGGAAGATGTTTTAAGAATGGTCAACCTTGGAAAAGGAAACGCAGGTCTTTGCAACAGCGGTAATCGCAACAGCGGTGATTGCAACAGCGGTAATTGCAACAGCGGTGATTGCAACAGCGGTAATTGCAACAGCGGTGATTGCAACAGCGGTGATTGGAACAAGACTAACTTTTCCAATGGATGCTTCAACACAGAAGAACCAAAAATCTTCTTATTCAATAAACCTTCAGATTGGACTTATCGTGATTGGTTGAATTCAGATGCAAGATATCTGTTGAATCAGATTCCAAGAAATGTTGTTGATTGGATTTGGTCAGATGATATGACTGATGAAGAAAAAGAACAGCATCCTGAATATGAAGTTGTTGGTGGTTACTTAAAGATTCTTGATGAATCAGAATGTGGACAGTTATGGTGGGATTCACTTTCTGAAAGATACAAAAACATCATCAAAGCAATGCCAAACTTTGACAAAGAAATCTTTGAAGATGTGACAGGCATCAAGATATGATTTCCCTGTTTCCACATCAGCAAGAAGCATTGCAGGAAACAAAGGACTTTGACAACATTGCAGTTTATCACGACATGGGTCTTGGGAAGACATTCACAGGGTCAGAAATGATGAAAAGGTTTGAATGCAAAGTGAACTTGATTGTATGTCAGAAATCAAAGGTTCAGGATTGGGTGGAACACTTCACAGACAATTATCAGATGCAGGTGTTTGACCTTACCAATAAGAAACAGCTTGGTGAATATCATGGACTGTCACAAGGACAAAGATTCTTCATAGTTGGTGTTATAAATTACGAACTTGCTTGGAGAAGAAAAGAATTGCTTGACCTATATGATTTCACATTGATGCTTGATGAATCTTCACTGATACAGAATCAGAAAGCAAAGCAGACAAAATTCATCCTGAAGATGAAACCTGCACATGTGATTCTTCTTTCAGGAACACCTGTTGGTGGAAAATATGAAAATCTATGGACACAAGTCCACCTGTTAGGATGGAACATTTCAGAACAGCTTTATAACAGGCAGTATGTGAATTGGACAACAATTGATTCAGGTGGTTTTCAACATAAGATTGTGGACAAAGAAAATCCATATAAAAACATTGATAGGTTGAAATCTAAAATGCGTGAACATGGTGCAATATTCAAGAAGACTGAAGAATGTTATGAATTACCTGAACAGGTATTCACACAAATCAGATTGAAAGCACCTAAAGAGTATTGGAAGTTTCAGAAGGATTGCATTGTGACAATAGAAGGTCAGGAATTGGTTGGTGATACATCATTGACAAAACTGCTTTATAGCAGACAGATATGCAGTCAGTTCAATCAAAACAAGTTGGATGCATTCAGGGATTTGGTTGAATCCACACAGGAAAGATTGATTGTATTCTATTCATTCAATGATGAACTATGGAACATGAAGAAGATATGTCAGGAACTTGACAGACCAATTTCAGAAATCAATGGACATACCAAAGACTTGACAGCTTATGAACAGGAATCAAACAGTGTGACCTTATGTCAGTATCAATCAGCATCCAAAGGACTGAATCTTCAGAAGTGCAACAGAATTATTTATTTCTCACTTCCATTATCATCAGAAGATTTTGAACAGTCCAAGAAAAGGATTCACAGGATTGGTCAGGAAGAAACATGTTTCTATTATCTGATGATTTGCAGGGGAACAGTTGATGAACAAATCCTGCACACATTAGAAGAAAGGAAGGATTTCACAGATGAATTGTTCAAAGAAGATGAAAAGAAAAATTCATAATTTTGTAATCAAAGCCTTGACTGCATTGAATACATTTTCGCTGATTTATTGGATATGTTGGATTGACTGCATCATCAGTTGGCAACCATACGTCATCATGTTGGTCAATTTTACATGGATATGTCTTGTGTTGTATGCAAATGGTTGGATGATGGACACAGAACCATATTATGAAAGATTAGAAAAAGAAGGTGAATATTATGATGAAATGTAAAATCACAATGGAAGAAAACAGAGAATGTCAGAACTGCTGTTTCTTCTGTGAAAAGAAAGATACTTGTGAAGATGTTTGTGGTGAAATGGAAGAAAAGTGTGAAGAACAGGTTGAAGAAACTGACCTTCAGGTGATTCAGTCAGCAGTTCCTGATGTATTGAAAGCAATCACAGACATCACAGTTCAGAAAAAGAAATTGGATGAACAGGAAAAGGTCATGAAGAAGAAGTTGCAGGAAGCAATGGAAACTTATGGTGTGAAATCATTTGAAACACCTGAAGTCAAATTCTTGTATGTAGCACCTACAACAAGAACAACCATTGATTCTAAGAAGCTGAAAGCAGACCATCCTGATATTGCTGAAGCATATTCAAAGACTTCCAATGTCAGTGCATCAGTAAGAATTACAGTGAAGTAGAAAGAAGGTGAATGATATGCCTAATTGGTGTAAAGGTAGTTTGAAAGTTCGTGGAACAAAAGCAAGCCTGAAAAAGTTTATTCTTGAAGGTTTGCATCCTGTCGGATTCCTTGGTGAAGAACGTGAAAAATTATCACTGAATGAATATGATGATATTTATTCAGAAGAAACATGTTGGATTGAAAACACAAGAAGGGGATTTGTTGAAGGTGTTGAAGTATATCTTTCAGACCATGAAGATGATGAAATCTTAGTTGCAGTATTTGATTCTAAATTTGCATGGGGAATCAGTGCTTCTGAACTTCTTGAAACCTGCATCAAATATCATGTTGATATGAAAATACATGCTTTTGAAATGGGGATGGAATTCAATCAGGTTATTGAAATCATAGATGGAAAGATTGTGAAAGATGAAGAATTGCATTTCAAAGATTATCAATGGGATTGCATCTTTCCAAAATTGGGTGGTTAATATGGCATCAGAAAAGAATTTTGAAAACAGAATCAAGTCTTTCCTGAAATCAAATAACTGCTATTTCATCAAGTATTGGGGCGGTGGTGAATTCACCAAAGCAGGTGTTCCTGATATCCTTGCATGTTGCAATGGAAGATTCCTTGGAATTGAAGTCAAGGCACAGAATGGAAAACCTTCACCACTTCAGATTCACAACCTAAAGAAGATTGATGAAGCAGGTGGATATGGGATTCTTCTTTATCCTGACCAATTTGAATTATTCAAGAACTTTATTGACTGCTTGAAGGTGGATGATACAAACACTGCATACAATTATGAATTATTAAAAAGAAGGTGGTCAGATGGATAATTTTCATTTTTCAACAGCAGAATGTTTTGAAAATTGTCCTGCAAGATTTGGTTTCAGATACAGACAGAACATTGAAGTGCTTCCAATAGATGACCCTGCAAATCCATTGATTCTTGGGACAGCAATTCACAGGGGAATGGAAAAGGATATGGAAACAGCTATTCAGGAATACAAAGATTCATATCCAATCATAACAGATGCACACATCAATGAAATCATCAAACTTGAATATTGGATTCCAAAGATGAAAGAACTTCTTCCTGAAGGATTTCATGAAGTCAATTTCAAGAATGATGTTTATGAAGGAACAGCAGATTTGATTGTTCCATGTACCAAGCATGATGCAGGTCTTCCACATGGTCAGTTTGATTTATATGATTTCAAGTATTCAAATAACATTGACCATTATATGGAATCAAGACAGTTGCATGTATACAAACATTTCTTTGAAAGAATCACAGGAAAACACATCAGGAAAATGTATTTTGTGTTTGTTCCAAAGGTTCAGATTAGACAGAAGAAAACAGAAACACTTCAGGACTTCAGAAAAAGAATTTATGAAGAACTTGAAGCAAAGGAAATTCAAATCAAAGAAGTGGTTTATGACCCTTCCAAGGTTGCAGATTTTTATGAAACGTGTATGAACATTGGTCTTACAGATAAGTGTGAAAAGAATGAATCTTATTTGTGTGATTGGTGTGAATATAAAGACTATTGTCAGAAAGGATTGGACTATATGATTTTACCAAGTGCAGAAAGAAGACAGGTTGGAAAGACAACCAAAAGAAAATTATGGATTTATGGTGGTGCATTTTCAGGAAAGACAACATTTATGGATTCAGCACCTTCACCATTGAATTTGAATACTGATGGAAACATTCAGTTTGTTACTATGCAGTATTTACCTATCAAGGACACAATGGAAGGAAGACAGAAGATTCTTGCATGGGATGTCTTCAAGAAAGCTATTGATGAACTTGAAAAGACAGCAGGTCAAAATGGATTTAAGACCATTATCGTTGACCTTCTTGAAGATACTTATGAATCATGCAGATTATTCATGTATGACAGATTAGGTATCACACATGAATCAGATGACAGCTTCAGAGCATGGGACAAGGTAAGAACAGAATTCTTATCAACAATCAGAAGATTGATGAACCTTGACTATGAAAACATTGTGTTAATTTCCCATGAAGACACTTCAAAGGATATCACAAAGAAGTCAGGTGATAAAATCACAGCAATCAAACCAAACATTGCAGATAAGGTTGCAAACAAAATTGCAGGTATGGTTGACATTGTGGCAAGGGTAGTTGTGGAAGATGATGAAACAAGAACATTGAATTTCAAATCCAATGAAGTAATCTTTGGCGGTGGAAGATTAAAGAATATCAAGACCACATCAATTCCTTTGGATTGGGATGAACTTTTGAAAGTGTATGATGAAGCAAATTTTTTTGCAAAACCTGCTGAAGAAATTCAGAAAGAAACAGAAAAGATTGCTGAAGAAACACCATCAAGAAGGGGAAGAAAATCACGCACACAGTCAGAACCTGTTGAAGAATCTGCTGATGAACCCGTTCAGGATGGAACAACCAACACTGATTCAGAAACAGTTGTATTGGATGCAGACACATACTTCTATGACATCAAGAATGACAATTATGTGATGAAACATGCAGGTGATTCTGTTGACATGATTGTTGATGGTGTGGAAGTCATGAAGGTTATCACCAAAGAAGAATTTGGTGAAGGTATCAAGAAGTTGTCAGGTGCAGGGGAAGAAAAACCTGCAAGAAAAAGAAGAACAAGAAAGGAAAGATAATCATGAAGAAATTTATTGAAGCATTAAAGGAAGCAGGAATCTATGACCACATTGTTGAAACAATTGTTGATGTCAGAAACAGATATGGTGCAAAGGATGCAACCAAAGGAATCACAATGATTCTGAAAACAGAAATGATTAGAAATCCTAAGTTGCTTGATGTTTTCATGGATGATATTGAAGACTTAGGTTTCAAGACAGTTGGTGCAGAAATCATGAAATCAGTTGTTGATGCTGAAAAGGTTGATGCAATGAAAGATGTCAATCCTGATGAACTGTTCAAGAAAGCAACAGAAAAGGGTGACAGTGGATTGAAGAAATCCAATGAAGAAGCACTTGAAGATGCTGTTGTTGGTGGTTTTATTGATTTCCTTAATGGAATCGCAAATATGTTTAATGATTAAGAAAGGTTAAAAAGGTGAATGAAATGAGTATTTTTGATAAATGGGATAAGAATGTGGACACAGAAGGACTTCAGAAAGATATTGCTGAAGCAGAAGCAAATGGTGGTCAGGGTGACTATCGTGAAGTACCAACAGGTACATATGAAGTGAAGATTGACAAGATGGAAATCAAGGAATGTGGTTCAGAGAAACATGCAGGTGAACCAATGTTCACAGTTCAGTTCAGAATTCTTGAAGGTGAATTTGAAAACAGTTGCTTATTCATGAATCAGCTTATCACAGAAGGATGGCAGATTGGACAGGTCAACAAGTTCCTTAGAAGTCTTGATGTAGAAGATTGTGGAACAGTCGAATTCAAGACATATGGTCAGTACAATGACTTAATCATGGACATGATGGAATCTATTGATGGAAGTCTTGAATTCCTTCTTGAATATGGCAAGAACAAGAAAGGCTATAACACATTCAAAATCAAAGATGTGTATGAAGTATAAAGAAAGGTAGGTGAATCTGATGCTGTTCTTTGACTTTGAAGTATTTATCAAGGATTGGCTTGTGGTCATCCTTGATATGGACAACAGAAAAGAACATGTCATCATCAATTCATCTTCTGACCTTAAACAATTCTATCAGGAACACAAAACAGACATATGGATTGGATTCAACAATCATCATTATGATGATTACATCCTAAAAGGAATCCTTTGTGATATGAACCCAAAGGAAATCAATGACCACATTATCATCAAGGAAAAAGCAGGTTGGACATTTTCAAATCTGTTCAGGTCAATTCCATTACTGTCATATGATGTGTTCCAAGCAAAGATTGACAGAGGACTGAAGTTCTTTGAAGGGTCACTTGGAAACATGGTGAAGGAATCATCCATTCCATTTGATATTCCAAGGAAGCTGACTGAAGAAGAACTTCAGGAAACTGTTAAATATTGTAGACATGATGTGGAACAGACTGTTGAAGTATTCATACAAAGGAAAGCAGATTTTGATGCAATCATGTCACTAATAAAAATGTTCCCTGAAGTTCTATCAATCAGGGACATTGGACTAACTAAGGCACAGATTAGTGCAAAGATTTTGGAATGTGGAAAGGTCACAAGGGATGATGAATTTGACCTGTTTGTGCTTCCTTGCATACAAATTAAGAAATACAGAAAAGCAATTGATTTTTACATGTCAATGAAAGGTAAGACAAATCAGAAAGAAGTGTATTCCCAATCATTGAACATGATTATAGCAGGGATTGAACACAACATCAGTTGGGGTGGAATCCATGCAGGAAAAGAAAAGTATCAGAATCTTGGACATGGTAGGCAGATATGGCATGTTGATGTTGCTTCCTTCTATCCAAGATTGATGATATTCCATAACCTGCTTACAAGAAACAGCAGGAAACCTGAAAAGTTCAAGATGATTTATGACAGAAGAATTGAACTAAAACATGCAGGTAAAAAGAAAGAACAAGCACCATTGAAGATTGTCATCAATGGAACTTATGGAATCAGCAAAGCAAAGAATTCTTTAGCATATGACCCAAGAAATGCAAATCTTATCTGTCTGAATGGTCAGTTGATGCTGATTGACCTGATAGAACATTTGGAAGTGATTGATGGATTTGAATTGATTCAGTCAAACACAGATGGTTTGATTGTCAGTCTTCCTGATACAGATGAAGCATTCAATCAGATGGATGATATTTGTTATGAATGGGAAAAGCGTTGCAACATGGAATTGGAATTTGATGAAATCAGTTCTATTTGGGAAAAAGATGTCAACAATTATGTGTTCATCTTCAGCAATGGCAAGATAGAAAGAAAAGGTGCTTATGTGAAAGAACTGTCACCACTTGACTATGACCTTCCAATCATAAACAAAGCATTGGTTGATAGGTTGGTCAATGGAACACCAATTGAAAACACCATCAATGGATGTGATGACCTGAAGGAATTTCAGATGGTCAAGAAAATATCATCAAAATATGATTGCATCATGCATGGTGGACATTGGGAAAAACACAAAGCAATAAACCCTGCAACAGGCAGGTTGAAAACATTCACAAGGTTTGTTGGTGATACCAAGAAGTTGAATGAAAAATGTGTCAGGGTCTTTGCATCAGTAAATGAATCTGATGGTGGACTTTGGAAGATTCATGTGAATGGCAATAAGGCAAAGGTTGAAGGAACACCTGAACACTGCTTTATCTTCAATGATGAAGTGAATGGTGTCAAAGTTCCAAGACAATTAGACAAGCAGTGGTATATTGACACAGCTTATGACAGATTGTCAGGTTTTGGAATTTGTGAAGGAAGAAGGTGAAATTGATTGGATTGGAAAGGAAACAGTGTGGTCTTTAAAGGCTATGCAACAGGCACAGGAAAGAAAGCAACCATGAAGGTCAAGGATGCACAGCTTCTTTCATGGAATGCTGTTCAAAAGAATCAGTCATTTGGTGCAATCCTGAATCAGGACTTTGTGGATATATCATTTGATACTGATGAACTGTCACAGAAATTTTGGGACATGGCAGAAAAGAATGATTGGAATTGTTTGATTCTTGAAAATCCTGAAAATGGACACATTCACAGCTATTGGAAAGACACAGAACACAAAATTGAAAAAGGTGGAAAGGATAAGAAACTTGCAGTTGGATTGATTGCAGATATCCATTCAGGGTCAACATACATACCACTAAGGGTCAATGGTGTTGATAGATTTCCACCATCATTTGAACCTGATGACATTGATGAAGTTCCTGATGAACTACTTCCTGTGAATACAACCATCAATCTTGCAGACTTGCAGGAAGGTGATGGAAGAAATGATGAATTGTTTAAATACATCCTGATTCTTCAGTCACAGCTTATGTTGGACAGAGAACCAATAAGAAGGGTATTGGATAATATCAATCACTTTATCTTTCAGGATGCACTGTCAGAAGATGAAATGGATGTCATCACAAGGGATGATGCATTTGCAAAACCAATCTTCTACAAAGGGAAAACATTTTTGCACAATGCTTTTGGTCAATACATGAAAAATGAATATCACATCAAAAGAATCAATGGACAGCTTCATGTGTATGATGGTGGGATTTATAAATCAGGTTACAGATTCATTGAATCCAAGATGGTTGAATTGATTCCAACACTGAAAGCAAATCACAGAGTGGAAACCCTGAAGTATTTGGAAATTATCACACCTGAAGAAACACAGGTTGCAGATGCAAATCTGATTGCATTCAGGAATGGTCTTTATGACTTAGCAACAGATGAACTTCTTCCATTTAGTCCTGACCATGTTATTACAAATATGATTCCTTGGGATTATAACCCTGAAGCATACAGTGAATTGTGTGATAAGACCTTGAACAAAATATCCTGTCAGGATGATGAAATCAGGGCATTACTTGAAGAATGCATTGGATATTGTTTCTTCAGACAGAACGAATTATCAAAATCATTCTTTCTGACAGGTTCAGGGTCAAATGGTAAATCAACATTTTTGGACATGGTGAAGAATGTCCTTGGAAGACCAAACTATGTGTCATTGGATATGGATGAACTTGGTGAACGATTCAGCACAACAACAATGTTTGGGAAACTTGCGAACATTGGTGATGATATCAGTGATGAATTTCTTCAAGGAAAAGTCATTGCACAGTTCAAGAAGATTGTCAGTGGAAATGATATCAAGGCAGAAAACAAAGGTCAGGATGCATATTTCTTCAAACCAACAGTCAAGCTGTTATTTAGTGCAAATGAGATTCCAAGAATGAGAAACAAAGGATTTGAAGCAATCAAAAGAAGACTTGTCATCATTCCCTTCAATGCTAAATTCAGCAAGGATGATGATGACTTTGATGCAGGAATCACTTGGAAGCTGAAGAAACAGGATGTTGCAGAATACCTGATAAAACTTGGTATTGAAGGGTTGAAAAGAGTTCTTACAAATCAGGGATTTACAGAATCACAGAAAGTCAAGGATGAAGTGAATAACTTTGAAAGGGATAATAACCCAATACTTCTGTTCTTGGAAGAAGTGGATGAAGATGAAATTCTGAACCATGAAACCAAAGAAGTATTTGCAAGGTATGACACATTCTGCAATGAAAATGGATTCACAAGAATTGCAATGCAGACTTTCACCAAGGAAATCAAAAAACACCTTGGATGTGATAGGAAGGATGTCAGGTTGAATGGCAATAAGGCAATAATTTTTATTAAGTAGAAAGGATGATGGATGATGGAATTACATGAAGAAACAGATGGTCAGTTATCGTTTGCAGAAGATGTTGTCAATCATCCATCCCACTATTGTCAGGATGGTGGAATGGAATGTATTGATGAAATGATAGCAATCTTTGGGAAAACAGCAGTCAAGCATTTTTGTTTGTTGAATGTATGGAAGTACAGAAAAAGGGCAGTGTTCAAAAATGGTACTGAAGATATGAAAAAAGCTGATTGGTACATGAAGAAGTATGTGGAACTTGGTGGAAAGGCGGTGAACTGCTGATGAATTATCATAATATCACAAAAGATGACATGAACAATGGTGATGGTTTGCGTGTGGTTCTTTGGGTAGCAGGATGTGACCATCATTGCAAAGGTTGTCAGAATCCTGTGACATGGAATCCAAATGATGGAATTGAATTTGACATCAGAGCAAAGAAGGAAATCTTCAAGGAACTGAAAAAGAAGCACATTGCAGGAATTACATTCAGCGGTGGTGACCCTTTATTTTCTACCAACAAAGGAACAGTCTTCTGTCTGTGTCAGGAAATCAAAAAGAAGTTCCCAACTAAGACCATTTGGATTTATACAGGCTATGATTGGGAAACCATCATGAATAACAAATACATGAAAGCAGTGATGAAATATGTTGATGTTCTTGTGGATGGTGAATTCATTGAAGAATTGAAAGATGTCAATTATCCTTGGGCAGGTTCTACCAATCAAAGGGTGATTGATGTTCAGAAATCACTGAAGGAAGGAAAGGTGATTCTGCATGAAAGTAATTAAGAAAGATGGAACACATGAAGGTTATGACTTCATGAAGATAAGGAATGCAGTCACAAAATCTGCAAAAAGGGTCATGATTGACCTTGATGATGAAGCATTTGACAGACTGAAGGACATTGTTGAATTAAGACTGTCATTGCTGAACACAGAACTGATTCCAATTGCAGACATGCACAATGTTGTGGAAGAATCATTGGAACAGTTTGACCCAAGAATTGCAAAGTCATATAAAGATTATCGCAACTATAAAAAGGACTTTGTTCACATGATGGATAAGGTATATCAGAAATCACAGTCCATCAGATTCATTGGTGATAAAGAGAATGCAAACACTGACAGCACATTGGTAGCAACCAAAAGATGCTTGATATTCAATGACCTGAACAAAAGACTGTACAGAAAATTCTTTATGACACAGGAAGAACTGCAAGCATGTAAGGATGGTTACATATATGTACATGACCAATCAGCAAGATTGGACACAATGAACTGTTGTCTGTGTGATGTTGGTTCAGTCATGAAGGGTGGTTTTGAAATGGGAAATATTTGGTATAACGAACCAAAGACCCTTGATACTGCTTTTGATGTACTTGGTGACATCATTCTTTCAACAGCTTCACAGCAGTATGGTGGATTCACTGTTCCTGAAGTGGACAAAATTCTTTCACCTTATGCAGTGAAGTCATTCAAGAAATATGTTGATGAATACTATCAGATGATATCAGCGTATTCAGAACTTGATTCAGATGATGTGTCAAAGAATGCAAATACTTATGCAATGCAGAAGGTCAAAAGAGATTTTGAACAGGGATTCCAAGGAATAGAAATGAAGCTGAACACAGTTGGTTCAAGTAGGGGTGATTATCCATTCATTACAATGACATTTGGTCTTGCAACAGATGAATTTGGAAAGATGGCATCCATCACATTCCTTGAAGTTCATGCAAAGGGGCAGGGCAAGGAAGGAAACAAAAAGCCTGTGTTATTCCCTAAGTTGGTATTTTTGTATGATGAAAATCTGCATGGTGAAGGATGCATCAATGAAGATGTATTTGAAGCAGGGATTGAATGCAGTTCCAAGACCATGTATCCTGATTGGTTATCACTGACAGGTGAAGGATATGTTGCTTCCATGTATAAGAAATATGGAAGGGTGGTTTCCCCTATGGGATGCAGGGCATTCTTATCACCTTGGTACGAAAAAGGTGGAATGCATCCTGCTGATGAATCAGACAAACCTGTGTTTGTTGGAAGATTCAACATTGGTGCAGTCAGTCTTCATCTTCCAATGATTCTTGCAAAGTCAAGACAGGAAAGCAAAGACTTTTATGAAGTGCTTGATTATTACCTGAACATGATTAGAAAGATTCATCAAAGAACATATGACTATCTTGGTGAAATGAAAGCATCAACAAACCCTATTCAGTATTGTGAAGGTGGTTTCTATGGTGGACATCTGAAACCTTCAGAGAAAATCAAACCATTACTGAAACCAATGACAGCATCTTTTGGAATCACTGCATTGAATGAACTTCAGGAACTTTATAATGGAAAATCACTTGTGGAAGATGGACAGTTTGCATTGGATGTTCTGAAGTACATCAATGATAAGGTGAATGAATTCAAGGAAGAAGATGGTTGGTTATATGCAATCTATGGAACACCTGCTGAATCACTTTGTGGTCTTCAGATTGAACAGTTCAGGAAAATGTATGGTGTGATTGAAAATGTATCTGACAGACCTTATGTGTCAAACAGCTTCCATTGTCATGTGACTGAAGACATCACACCAATTCAGAAGCAGGATTTGGAAGGTAGATTTTGGGATTTATGTAATGGTGGAAAAATCCAATATGTAAGATATCCAATTGACTATAACAAAGATGCAATCAGAACATTGGTCAGAAGGGCAATGGATAAAGGATTCTATGAAGGTGTGAACTTATCACTTGCATATTGTGATGATTGTGGACATCAGGAACTTGAAATGGATGTGTGTCCTGTGTGTGGTTCAACAAACCTGACAAAGATTGACAGAATGAATGGATATCTTTCTTATAGCAGGGTACATGGTGATACAAGATTGAACAGTGCAAAGATGGCAGAGATTAAAGAAAGGAAATCAATGTAATGAAGTGTGATGGATGTTTTGGTGCTTCATTTAATGATTGTGAAAGGTGTAAGAAAATGACAGGAAAAGAGTATCAGAAGTTAGCAATGAGAACATGCAGTATTCCATATGACAATAAGGAAGGAAGATTGCATCATGCAGTGTTTGGACTTACTTCAGAAGCAGGTGAAGTTGCAGGAATTCTTCAGAAGGTATATCAGGGACATGAATTTGATAAAGACCACATCAAGAAAGAACTTGGTGACTGTCTTTGGATGATTGCAGAAGCATGTGAAGCACTTGACCTTGATATGGATGATGTAATGCAGACAAACATTGACAAGCTGAAAGCAAGATATCCTGAAGGATTCAGTGCTGACAGGTCACTTCATAGAAAAGAAGGTGACATTTAATGTTCTTAAAATTAGCACTTATCTTCATTATTTGGGGAATTTATGGTGATTTAGAAAAGAAAAATGATGAAACTTCTTCATTTTGTATGGTTTTATTGACATTTTTAATAATTTTTAGTTAGGCGGTGAAGTGATGTTAAGATGTGAAATTTTGGATGTGCAGGGTTTTGACCCTGCCATTCATGGAATGAGAAATCCCAAAAACAGTTGGGATAAGTCAGACAGTTATGATGCAGTTGATTGTGGTAAATGTGGACTGATTGAAGAAAAGGGTGTGTGTAATAAAGAAGATAGACTTGGAAGATGTGATAATTTCAAATGTTATGTAGTCGGTGACAATGATATGAAGCTGATGAAGACATTATTCAATGCAGGAACAGAACACAGGAAGTATGACAGAATGATTCAGGTATGGATGGATATTGAAGCACCTTTGTATTGGTGGAAGGAATTTGACACATACAAGATTGGAACTGTCGCAAATAGTTGTTCCACCATGCATAAGATTCATAGCAGGGATTTGACCTTGCAGGATTTCAGCACTGAACATCTTTCCAAGACTAATCTGATTGTTGTGGATATGGTCATTGATGCAATCAATAATGCAAGACAGGATTTCCTTCAGAATCATGACAAAATTGATTGGTGGCAGATGATTCAGCTTCTTCCATCATCATACAATCAGAAGCGAACAGTCATGATGAATTATGAAGTGGTTGCAAGAATCATTGAACAAAGGTCGCATCATAAGTTGGATGAATGGCATCAGCTTGTTGATGTTCTTAGTGGTCTTCCTTACATGAAGGAATTGATTGAATAAACTGTTCTTGGTGCTTAGAATTTTGACACCACCAAGAACAGCACACAGCAGTGGTTGAAGGGTGTGCAAGAACAACAAAGAACACTAGCAAGAACAGCGAAAAGCCTTTATTTATAAGGGTTTTAAGACTTTTGTTCTTGGTGTTCTTGGTGTTCTTGGTACTTTTCACTTTTAAATAAAAATAGTAATTTAATCAATATTTATTATGTATTTATATGATTTCAAGTGAAAAAAAATAAATATATAGTAGTAGTGTTTTAGCAAGAACACCAAGAACAGAAAGGACAGGCGGTGATGAAAATTGATTCTTGATGATATCAGAGATTTGAAAAAAGACATTGATGAATTGCAGATGAAAATTGATTCATTTGGAACAGTCGGTGCAATCAGATATGACAAGGAATGTGTTCAGACAAGTCCATCAGGTGATTCCCTTGAAAAGTCAGTCATCAGGTTGATTGAAGATAAAGAAAACCTTGAACACATGAAGAAAGAACATAAAATAATGTGTGCAAATGTCAACCTTTCTTACTATACAGACAGACAAAGGGAATTCATCAATTTGTATTATTTCCAAGCATATTCAATCAGACAGTGCAGTCATATCATGAATATCAAAAAATCTGCACTTTGCAGGATAAAATGCAGAATAAATTCAGCATAAACTATTGCATGTAAACTGAATTTATGCTATTATTATATAGTAGAATACTATATAAAAGGACAAGTGAAAGACACCACCCTGAAAAGGGAAGGTGTCTTTTTGCATTGGCAAAATAGAAAGGAAGGGGGTGTCAGGACATGGGATGACAGCAAGACAGGAAAGATTTTGTCAAGAATTCATTGCATCAGGAAATGCAACACAGTCTGCTATCAAAGCAGGATATTCTGATAAGAATGCCAAAACACAGGGTGCAAGATTGCTGATGTTGGATGAAGTAAAACAGAGAATTAAAGAACTTCAAACAGAAGTCAAGAATGATAAGATTCTTGATGCTATTCAGATGCAGGAAGTCCTGACATCAATCATTCTAAAAGAATCTGAAGAAGAAGTGATTGTTGTTGAAGGATGTGGTGATGGTATTTCTGAAGCAGTCACCAAGACAAAAACAGCATCCAATCAGGACAGAATCAGAGCAATTCAGCTTCTTGCAAGAATGCAGGGGGCATTGGATAACACAGCAACAGTGAATGTTGTCCTTCCTGTGTTTGGGGGTGAAGATGACCTTGAAGAATAAACACAGGAATAATGGAAAAGGAAAGGGCAACAGAAAGGAACAGCTAAAAAGAAGACGTAAAAGACAGAAGAATCAAGTCCCAAAGACCAAGAATTCTTATTGGTGCATTGATGGAAACTTCACCAATCATCCTGTTGCTTACTGCACACATTATCATGGTGTATTGACACAGGGATTGATGGATGTACATAAATGCAAGGAACATGGATGTTTCAGGTTAAGGGAAGGTGATAAATTTGAATAAGAAATATTATCATCTGCCTGATATCGTTGGAAAAGGCTATAAACGATTTTGGAACTTCAAAGGAAGATACAGAGTTGTGAAAGGAAGTCGTGCTTCCAAGAAATCAAAGACAACAGCACTTTGGTACATTTACAACCTGATGAAATATCCTGAATCAAATCTGTTGGTTATAAGAAAGACCTTCAGAACATTGAAAGATTCTTGTTATGCTGATTTGAAATGGGCATGTCACAGATTTGGTGTTGACCATTTATGGCAGTTCACACTGTCACCTTTGGAAGCAACCTATCTTCCAACAGGTCAGAAGATATATTTCAGGGGATTGGATGACCCTTTGAAAGTCACATCTATTGCAGTTGATAAAGGTTGTCTGTGTTGGATGTGGATTGAAGAAGCGTATGAAATCATGTCTGAAGCTGATTTTGATATGTTGGATGAATCAATCAGGGGTGAATGTCCTGATGGACTATGGAAACAGATAACACTGACTTTTAACCCTTGGAATGAACATCATTGGATGAAGAAACGATTCTTTGACAATCCTGACCCTGACACACTTGCATTGACTACTAACTATTTATGCAATGAATGGTTGGACAAAGCTGACTTGCAGGTTTTTGAAAGGATGAAAAAGAACAATCCAAGAAGATATGCAGTTGCAGGTCTTGGTGGATGGGGAATTGTTGATGGTCTTGTGTATGAGAATTGGAAAGAACAGGCATTCACACTTGATGATGTAAGGAATTGCAAAACAAGATGTGGACTTGACTTTGGTTATACAAATGACCCTTCAGCATCACCAATCATGTTTCTTGATTTGGAAAACAAGAAACTGTATGTGTGGGATGAACTTTATAAAACAGGTTTATCCAATAAGAAAATATATGAAGAACTATCATCAATGGGATATGGGAAAGAGAAATTCACAGGTGATTCTGCTGAACCAAAGTCCATTGATGAATTGAAATCCCTTGGACTAAGAATCAAGGGAGCAAAGAAAGGAAAGGACAGCATCAACAATGGAATACAGTGGATTCAAGACCTTGAAATCATTATTCATCCAAGATGTGTCAATTTCCTGACAGAAATATCCAACTATACATGGGATAAAGATAAATTTGGAAACAAACTGAACAGACCAATTGATGATTTCAACCATTTAATGGATGCAATGCGTTATGGGTTGGAAGATGACATCATTGGAAATGCTTGGTTGTATTAGAAAGGATGGTGAAGAAATGTGTTAAAGGAAGATGAAATTCTGAAGTTTATTCAGGAAGACAAGGTGTCAACCAAGAAAAACCTTGCTTCTATTGGTCAAAAATACTATGATGCAGACCATGACATCATGCATTATAGAATGTTTTATTTCAATGCTGATGGAAAATTGGTTGAAGATACAACAAGAAGCAATGTCAAGATTTCACATCCATTCTTCACTGAATTGGTTGACCAAGCAGTGCAGTATATGTTGTCAGGTGAAAATGGAATCATCCATTCTGATATTCCTGAACTTCAGACAAGATTGGATGAATACTTTGATGATGACTTCATCTGTGAATTGAATGATGTTCTGACAGGAACAATGGCAAAGGGATTTGAATATATGTATGCTTACATGAACAAAGATGGAAAGCTGTCATTTGAATGTGCAGATTCCCTTGGTGTTGTGGAAGTCAGAGAAAAGGACACAGATGATGGATGTGCCTATGTGATTTATTGGTATGTGGACAAGCTGACCAAGGAAAACAAGGTCATTAAAAGAATTCAGGTATGGGATGAAAATCAGACAACATTCTATGTGCAGGAAGAAGAAGGAAAGCTGATTCTTGATGATTCAGAACCAATCAATCCAAGACCACATGTGATTTATAAGAAAGATGGTGATGATTCCATCTATTATGAAAACTTTGGTTTTATTCCATTCTTCAGATTGGATAATAACAAGAAACAATGGTCAGGATTGAAACCAATTAAGGATTTGATTGATGACTATGACATCATGTCATGTGGTCTTTCAAATAACCTTGCTGATTTTGATTATCCATTGCATGTTGTGAAGGGATTCCAAGGTGATAATCTTGATGAACTTCAGCAGAATCTAAAGACCAAGAAAATGATTGGTGTTGATTCTGATGGTGGTGTGGAAGTTCACACAATAGACATTCCATATCAGGCAAGACAGGCAAAGATGCAGGAAGACGAAAAGAACATTTACAGATTTGGAATGGGATTCAATTCTGCACAGCTTGGTGATGGTAACGTGACCAATGTTGTTATCAAATCAAGATATGCACTTCTTGATTTGAAGTGTAATAAATTGGAAATCAGAATGAAGCAGTTCCTGAAGAAGATTGTGAAGGTTGTCATTGGTGAAATCAACAGAATTGATGGAACTGATTATCAAGTCACAGATGTTTGGTTTGATTTTGAAAGGGAAGTCATGACCAATGCACAGGATAATGCACAGATTGAATTGACTGATGCACAGAAACAGCAGACACAAATCAATACAATCCTGTCATTGAATGGTGTGCTTGATGATGAAACAATTATTCAGACCATCTGTGAAATCCTTGATATTGATTATGAAGATATCAAAGACAAACTTCCTGAAGATGAAGAACAGGATAATCAGCTTGCACAATCCACCTTGGAAGGGATTGTTCCTGAAGAAGGTGGTGAAAGCATAGATGAATAAGACTGAAAAACAGATTGCTAAATATCAGCTTCAGCAGGAACAAAAGACCTTGCGTGAATTGAAACAGGTATACGCACAGGCATCAAAAGACCTGCAAAAGTCAATCAATGACCTGAATCTTAGAACTGATATGCAGAATCTTCAGTCTATTATCTATCAGGTCAAATATCAGGAAGCAATGAAGAAACAGATTGATGGTATTCTTGATAAGCTGAATAAAGGGTCTTATCAGACCATCAATGAATATCTTCAAGATGCTTATCACAATGGATATATTGGAAACATGTATTCTTTGCAGAAACAGGGAATCCCAATCACAGTTCCAATTGACCAAAAGAAAGTGCTGACTGCACTTCAGACAGATTCAAAGCTGTCTTCCAAGTATCATTCAGGTGATATATTGAAAGGAAGACTTGCTGAAGATGTCAAAAATCTGAAAGTGACTATCAGGGCAGAGTTATCAAGGGGAATTGCAAATGGTGAAACATGGCAACAGGTAGCATATAAAATTGCACTTGGTATGAACAACCCAATGTCAAAAGCCTTGAACATGACAATGAGGATTGCAAGAACTGAAGGTCACAGAGTGAATCAGCAGGGATTCCTTGATGCAGGTACTGAAGCAAAGAAAAAAGGTGCTGACATTGTGAAGCAATGGGATGCAACACTTGATTCAGTCACAAGACCTTGGCATCAGGAAGCAGATGGTCAAATCAGGGAATGGGATGACTTCTTTGAAGTTGGTGGTGAAAAGATGAAAGCACCTTCCATTGGTGGTTCTGCAAGGAATGTCTGCAATTGCAGATGTCAGCTTCTTCAAAGGGCAAAATGGGCATTGGATGAAGCTGAATTGAAAACCCTTCAGGACAGAGCATCATTCTTTGGATTGGACAAATCAAAGTCATTTGATGACTTCAAACAGAAGTATTTGAAGTTACCAAAGAATGCTGATACAATGAAATTGAAAATATTACCTAAACCAACAGGTTCAAAAGATTCACATTATGATGGATTTTTCAAAAGATTGAATCAGATGAATGTTGACTACAATCCTGTTCAGAATCAAATTAAGAAGGTGACAGAAGAAGAAATCATCAATCTTCTCGCAGGTGGTGACAGAACTTCAGGTTCATGTGCTTCTGTTGGTCTTGCTTATATTGGACAAAAACAGGGATGGGATATTCTTGATTTTAGGGGGAATAAAAGTCAGGAATTCTTTTCAAATGGTCTGAATCTTAATGGTTTATCAAAAACTGAAGGAATCAAAACCTTGAAAGCAGATGGAAAATGTTCATTGACTGTTGGTAATAGGTTATTGAAACAGGTGGAAACAGGTAAAGAATACTATTTATGTGTTGGAAAACATGCTTCTATTGTCAGAAAAACAGAAGAAGGAAAACTTCAATATTTAGAATTACAATCAGCATATAATAGTGGTTGGACAGATTTCAATGGAAATCCTAAAAGTACACTTCATGACAGGTTTGGTTGTACTTCCACATCAGATTATGGAACATCATCAACTTATGATTTCATGATTGATATTGAAGAAAGTGATTTTTCAACAGATGATTTCAAATCTTTACTTGGTTACATCAACACATCAGATTCTGCACAGAAGAAGGGAAAAAATGGAACAATCAAGTAAATGGTATAAGAACAACCCTGATGACAAGATATGGTGGTTGAACAATCCTGAAGTAAAAGGTGAATGGGTCTTTTCTTTTGATAAGAAGACTGAATTCAATATGTTCAGAGATTACCCACATGCATTGACATCAGAACAAAAGAAAATCTTTGATGAAGAAAATCCATATTGGAAGAACTTCTTCATGGATAGAACACAGTAATTTAAACACCTTGGAAACAGGGTGTTTTTATTATGTCCTAAGTAAGACATTAAACTGCTTTATTTTTATGTCATTTTTCATGGGTGACCATGTAAAACATCAGTGACTGACAGTCACATCCAAGACATAACTTGTAAAAATTGTAAATGTGAAAGGAAGGAATATAACAATGACATTACAGGAAGTATTGAAAGCACAGAACTTGACTGATGAACAGGTCAAAGGAATTCTTGATGCTATGAAACAGAACAAAATCTTCACTGCATCAGAAGAAAATCTTGATGTGAGATATGGAAAATTAAAGACTGACCATGATGCAATGGTTGCAAAGGATGCAGAATCACAGAAGCTGATTGCAGAACTTCAGAAAGCAACTAAAGGTCAGGAAGATGTGCAGACAAAAATCACAGAGTATGAAGCAACTATTCAGAAACAGCAGGAAGAACTTGCTGAAGCAAAAACAGAATCTGCATTGAAGATTGGTCTTCTTTCAGCAGGTGCAAAGGCAACTGATATTGATTATCTGATTTACAAGATGAATCATGACAATGATTGGAAACCTGAACTTGGTGAAGATGGTCAGGTCAAAGGTCTTGATGAGAAGGTGAAAGGACTGAAAACACAGTTCCCAAGTCAGTTTGAATCTTCTTCCACAAAGAAGATTGAAGAAAAGAAATTGGACAAGCCTGAAGAAAAAGACACAATCACAAAAGAAGATTTCAACAAAATGGGATATCAGGCAAGAAATAAGCTGTTCAATGAAAATCCTGAATTATACAAAGAATTATCAAGCAATTAAGAAAGGTTAAAAGGTGAAAAATTATGGCAAGTACAACAACTAAATTATCCAACATTATCAATCCTGAAGTCATGTCTGACATGATTGAAGCAAAGATTGAAGCACAGTGCAAGGTAACACCATATGCACATGTAAACACAGACTTACAGGGAACAGCAGGTGACACAATCACAGTTCCTTCTTGGAATTACATTGGTGATGCTGAAGACTTTGATGTTGAAAAAGCATCTGACACAAACAAAGAGATTGACACAACCAATCTGACAGCAGGAAGCACAACATTCACAATCAAGTGTGCAATGAAGGCTGTTTCCATCTTACAGACTGCAATTAACAGTGGTCTTGGAAATCCGATTGGTCAGGCAACTTTACAGTTAGCAAAATCTATTGTCAACAAGGTGGACAATGACCTTATTGATGCTATCTATGCAAAGATGACTGCATCTAAGGACAAATGCATCACTGCTGATGAAAAAGCATCTTACATCAATTATGATGGAATCGTTGATGCAGTAACTAAGTTTGAAGATGAAGAAGATGGAATTGAAAAGGTTATGTTCATCCATCCGAAACAGGAAAAAGCATTACTTACTGATGATGACTTCATTTCTGCTGATAAGTTTGAAGCAGGTGTTGCAGTCAATGGTTCTATTGGTAAGATTGCAGGTTGTTGGATTAAGAAATCCAAAAAGGTTAAACAGGAAGATTCAACTAATTGTTGGTTAAACCCTATCATCAAACTTGAACCTGATTCTGCTGAAACAGAGTACACAGAAGATGAACTTCCTGCATTAACTATCTTCTTAAAGAAAGATACACAGGTTGACCATGAATGGTTTCCTAAGAAACAGAAACATGATATCACTGCTTCTAAGTATTATGGTGTTGCAGTAACAAATGCATCTAAACTTGTTGTTGCAAAATTCAAGGGTGATGCACCTACTGCCTAAGTAAAGAAAGGCGGTGAATCTGATGATTATATCAATTGATGATGTTGTGTCCATGCCTGATTTCATAGGGCAGGACACAAAGATTCTTCAAAAAAAGCTGAATGCATTGGAACTTCTTATTAGGAAGTACACCAATAACAATTTTCAGAACAGAAGCATCAGATTCATAGGAAACAGTCTTGGTGACAGAATCTTTGGTGGTCATCCATTCATCAGAGTGGATGACACCATTCAGATTTCAGAATCAGAAGTGAATGATGGACTGTATGTGGTCACTGAAGTTGGTAAGGACTTCATAAGACTTGACAAAGAAGTGTTCACTGTTGATTCCAACATGGTCACAAAAGTTGTCTATCCTGAAGATATTCAGGTTGGAATCATCAATCTTCTGAAGTATGAAGTTGATATGCGTGATAAGGTTGGAATCAAATCTGAATCACTGTCAAGACATTCTGTGACCTATGTTGATTATGATGCAAATAACCAAGTGATGGGATATCCTGTTTCCCTGCTTGGTTTTTTAAAACCTTACATGAAAGCAAGATTCTGATGATATCAGTTGGTGGAAATACAACTGCATTGATTCAGGTGAAAGATGAAGGAAAAAAGAACATTATTGGTGAAAAAGAACATGTGTGGATGGATGTCACATCACTGAAAGGTTGGTTGGACTTATCCAATGGTCAGAATGACATTAGTGAATACAGTGCAAAGGTGCAGTCTTCTACACATATTTTCATCTGTGATTTTAAATCCTTCAGGAATCTTTCAAAAAAATGGGTTTGGAATCCATTTAATCTGAAGACAGGTGTGATTCAGTCACAACAGGATGAAACAAAGATTGATGCAACATCTGAAAATGCAAGAATAATTATTGATGGGGTTGAATACCACATCTTAATGATTGATGACCCTATGGGAATGCATCAGCACTTGGAAATCATTCTTCAGTATGTTGGGGGTGGTTTAGGTGTCTAAGAATGTAGAATTCCATAGTTATTCAGTGAATGTGAAAACAGCACTGAAAGATAAAGCAATTGCTTTTCTTCATGAAATTGGTGGTGAAATCAGGTCACAGGCACAGAGAAATAGCAGAAGAAAGACATCACAGACAGCAGGTTCTTATCAATACAAGGTTGATGAAGATGAACTTGCAGTTCACATTGGTTCAGATTATTGGAATGCAATTTATGAAGAATTTGGAACAGGTGAACATTCAATTAAGGGTGGTGGCAGAAAAGGTTATTGGATATTTGTTGACACAGGTGGAAAACCACAAGCGCCAAAAGGTGGAAAGACCTATACCAAAGAAGAAGCAAAGAAAGTTGTTGCTATTATGAGAAAGAAAGGACTGAATGCTTATTATACCAATGGTAAAACAGCAAACAGACCTTTGTATAAAGCATTTACTGCAACAGAAGGAAAGATTCAGTCTGTTGCTGAAAGATATTTTGGGGGTGTTTGATAATGACAATTGAAGGTCTTAATTATATAAGCAACCTGTTAGAATCATTAAACATTCCCTATGAATTCATGGAATGGACTTCTGATATTCCTGAAACATATTGGATTGGTGAATATCAAGAAATAGAACCATTGAATGAAGATGGAATGGAAGAATGTAATTTCATTCTGACAGGTAACACAAAAGGAAGTTTTCTGAATCTTGAAAATGTCAAGGAACTGTTGAAGGACACACTTGGATGTGATGGAATGACAGACATCATGGAAAGTGGTTCAGGTATTGCAATTATGTATGTGACAGCATATCCTGTTCCTTCAGTTGAATTTGGTGTTCATAGATTAGAAATAACATTAAGAATAAAAGAATGGAAGGTGTAAAAACATGGCAAAGTTTGGAAAAACAGGTGTGACATCTGACACACCTAAAAAGATTTTGTTTGGTGCAGGTACTATTCATAAGAATGTGACTTATGATGAAAGTTCACACAAATGGAATTTTGAAAATTCAATCATGGGTGCAACACAGGGTGGTTCTAAGATTACAATCACACCTGAATTTGCAGACATTGAAGCAGATGGTGCAATGGTTGCAGTAAAGGGTCTTAAAGTCAAGACAGGTGAAACTGCTGAAATGGAAATCAATTTCCTTGAAATCACAAAAGATATTATCAAATCAGCAATCATTGGTGTTGAAGGTACTTCCAAAGATACCAATTATGACCTGATTGAATCAAAGGCAGATGTTGAAGATGGTGATTATCTTCAGAATATTGCTTTTGTTGGTAAGACATTAGGCGGTAAAAATATCATTGTCATTATGGACAATGCACTTTGTACAAGTGGACTTGAATCAAATGGTGAAAATAAGAAAGAAGGGGTTGGAACATATACATTTGCATGTCATGCAGACCTTGATTCTGACCTTGACACCCTTCCTTATCACATTTATTATCCAAAAACACTTGCGTAATTAGAAAGGATGGTTTTGAACAATGGCAAAAGTAAAGGTTATAAATGAATTCAATGACAGATACACAGGGAAACTTCACAAGATTGGTGAAGTGTTTGAAGCTGATGACAAAAGAATTTCTGAAATCATGGAAGTTTCAAAGCACCTGATTGAAGTGCAGGAAGACAAAGAACCTGCAAAAAGAACAAGAAAGAAAGTGGGTGAAGACTAATGGAATTTGAACTTAGAACACTGAAATCTGATGACTTATTCCCAATGTTTGGGATTCTTTCAAAGATTGGTTTCAAGGATTTAAAGGAAATTATCACACCTGACAAAATCAAGGACATGAAGTCAATGATTAGTCAGAAGGATGATGAAGATGAAAACACAGATGCTACAACAATGCTTGGTGTGTCTGTTGTGATGGAAGTTGTATCTATCATCATGAAGAATCTTCCTTCCTGCAAAAATGAAATTTACACTTTTCTTTCAGGTCTGTCAGGAATGACAGTCAAGGAAATTGGAAACCTTGATATGGTAACTTTCACTGAAATGATTGTTGCTGTTGTTCAGAAGCAGGAATTCAAGGATTTTTTCAAGGTTGTTTCAAAATTGTTCAAGTAAACCATCTTACTTTTATGGACTTGCTATTCAGAGAATATGCAAGTCCATTTATTTTGCTTGATAAGGTGATTGGTGCAGGACAATTGATGGACTTCTTGGAAGTCTTTGATGAAAAACAACAGCACAATGAACTTTGGGAATTCTATATTCACAAACTTCCACCTTGGGATGAAAGAACATTTGAACAGTTCAAGCATGATTTGAAAGTTGGTAACAAACCAAAGGGTGAAAGACCAACAAAGGAACAGCTTGAAGCAACCATAAAAGATTCTTATAAAATCATGCAAAATTTTGAAATAGAAAAGGAAGGGGGTTAATTGAATTATGGATTTGTTTAAACTTGTTGGAAGTATCTTCATCAATAACAAAGAAGCAAACAGTCAGATTGATGAAACCAATACAAAAGCACAGAATCTTGCAACCAAGATTGGTTCTGCTATGGAAACAGCAGGAAACAAAATCACAGGTCTTGGAAAAGCAATTGCACCTGTGTCAGCAGTTCTTGCAACTGCACTGACTACTTCAACAAAGTCAGCTTCTGACTTTCAAAATGGTATGGCAAAGATGTCAACCTTGTTTGATACTTCCAAGACTTCAGTTAGTGACTTATCCAAGGAATTCTTGACCCTATCCAATAAAACAGGTTTGTCTGCATCAGAACTTGCTGAAGCAGGATATCAGGCACTGTCAGCAGGTCAGAGTGTGGACAAGGTTGGAAAGTTTGTTGAAACAGCAGGAAACCTTGCAAAAGCAGGTTTTACAAGTACAACAACAGCGGTGGATGTGTTGACAACAGCAATGAATGCTTATGGTAAATCAGCAGGAAGTGCTGACCAAATAGCAAACAAACTTGTTAGAACACAGAACTTAGGTAAAACAACTGTTGATGAACTTGCATCTGCAATGGGTAAAGTTATTCCAACAGCTTCTTCAATGGGTGTCAATATCAACAACTTGACATCAGGTTATGTTTCACTTACTAAACAGGGTATTGCAACAGCAGAAGCAACCACATACATGAACAGTATGTTCAATGAATTGGGTGATTCAGGAACAACACTTGGTGGTGTCATCAAGGAAAAGACAGGAAAGTCATTCCAAGAATGTATGAATTCAGGAATGTCACTTGCTGATGTTCTTCAGGTCACAAAGCAGTATGCAGATGAAAATGGTATTGCTTACAATGAATTATGGTCATCTGCTGAAGCAGGAAAAGCAGGTCTTGCAATCCTGAATGGTGGTGTTGATGAATTCAATCAGACAGTTGAAACAATGGCATCTGACACAGATGATGTTGGTGAAGCATTGGAGAAATTGGAAACACCATCAGTCAAGGCACATAAAGCAATCAATCAGATTAAGAACAGCGGTATTGAATTAGGTACTGCATTCATTGGTGCTTTAGCACCAACACTTGAAAAAGTGTGTGGTGTTGTAGAAAAAGCAACAACATGGTTCAGCAGTCTTGATGACCACACCAAAACTATGATTGCAACAGCAATGGGAATTGGTGCAGTTGCTTCACCTGTTTTAGTTATTGGTGGAAAAATCATCAGTGGTATTGGTTCAATGGTTGGTAAAATTGGAACAGCTATATCAACTATATCTTCACTGTCAGGTTCAGTTGGTGGTCTGTCAGGTGTCCTTGGTGCAATCACAAGTCCTATTGGATTGGTGGTAGTGGCAATCACAGCATTGATTGCAATCTTTGTTGCATTGTATAACACCAATGAAGACTTCAGGAACACTGTTCAGTCAGCATGGGCAACCATCAAAGAAACAATCAGCACTGTTATTGAAGCAGTGAAACAATTGATTTCAGCATTCATTCAGCTTGTCAAACAGGCTTGGGATGCTTGGGGTCAGGACATTATCAATGTAGTAACAAATGCATTCAATTATATCAGCACATTTATTGATTCAGCACTGAAGATTATTCAGGCAGTCATCCAAACAGTGACAGCACTAATCAAAGGTGATTGGTCAGGTGTGTGGGATGGTATTAAAAACATTGTGTCAACAGTGTGGGATGCAATTAAGAATTTGATTTCAGCAGGTATTGAACTTGTGAAATCTATCATTCAGCTTGGTCTGAATGTAGTAAAAACAGTATTTACAACAGTATGGAATGCAATCAAAGGAATTGTTCAGGCAGTATGGAATGACTTGAAGTCAGTGATTGAAACTGTATTGAATGCAATCAAATCATTCATCAGCACAGCACTGAATGCAATTAAGACTGTATTTTCTACAATTTGGAATGCAATTAAATCTGTTGTGACAACAGTCATCAATGCAATAAAGTCAGTGATTTCATCTGTCTTTAATGCGATAAAATCAACAATCACAAGTATCTTGAATTCAATCAAATCTGTGTTCAGCAGTGTTTGGAATGGAATCAAGTCAACTGTGTCTTCAGTTATAAATGGTATTAAGTCCACTATTTCAAGTGGAATGAATGGTGCAAAATCAACTGTGACAGGTGTGTTGAATGGAATCAAATCTTCATTCACAAGCATTTGGAATGGATGTAAATCTGTTGTTTCAGGTGCTATTGATAGAATCAAATCAATCATGAATTTCAGTTGGTCATTGCCACATTTGAAATTACCACATATTTCAATCAGTGGTTCTTTCAGCTTGACACCACCATCTGTTCCACACTTTGGAATCAGTTGGTATAAGAAAGCTATGGACAGTCCTTTCATGTTCACACAACCAACATTGTTTGATGTGAATCCTGTCACAGGTACTGCAAAAGGTGCAGGTGAAGCAGGTGATGAAATCATGTATGGACATAGTAATCTAATGAATGACAT